CGGAGAGCTTCGAGAGGTGCTCGCGTGGCGAATGGGCGATCAAGATCACCAGCATAGAATTCGGCAATCTCCTCCCACATATCCCGGGCCAGGCCCATGATGAGTTCTTCGGAGTATTCCGTTGAGATGAACGCGCACTGAGGCGAGGACATGAGCTCAAGGTTGATGTAGTCCGACGGCTTGTCGTCCAGCTCAGCGTAGACGTCTTCACAGGTCGCACCACCGTAGGCATAAACATGCGTGGACATGGTTTTCTCCTTGGTTGCTTCGTGGTTCTATTCTACTGCGAACGCGCGGAGATGCGAACCACCATTTCTATCTTTGTTGTTGTTGTTGTTGTTGTAGGTGCTGGACATGTTGATATAACCCAAGCGCAATTCTGCGCCGCCAACATTTAGGGCCAGCTCTAGCGTTCGCGCTACCAGTGCTAGCGCCAGCCAAGCAATTCGGACACGCCCTCGGTAAGGTACCCGTTGCCACCCCAGCCTTCAGCCACATAGACGGTACGCTCTGATTGCTGGCCCTCGGGATCAGGGTCGTGGAGGACCACTGATGCGAGCGGCATCTGCAGGGGCCAGTTTGGCTGGTGCGCCATCATGACTTGAGGGTCCTCATCCCCGCATTCCTGTTGCAGTTCGGTCAGCTGGTCGATAAGCTCAGAGAGGGTCATAGGAATATCCACTTCACGATCAAGTACAGTTTCAGTCCAGCCAGAGAATACCCGGCCGCCAGTATGGCATAGCCCCAGAACTTAGAGGGCTTGCCATATATCTTGTTTGCAAGAGGGGCAGTATTCCACTTGCCCCACTCTTCTTGAGCCCGCAGGCGCTCGAGGTCCTCACTCCGGCTCATTCTCACCACCATACTCAGGATAGAGGGCCAGGATGCTGATGCCCATCATTCGGTCGGCCTCGCAGAGGTCGTACTGGACAAGGAATTCATCAAGGCTCATCGGTTCATGCCCGCACCGGTCATGGATTTCGTCCATGTAGCGGTTAGCCAGGGCATCCAGACGCTTGCGTGATACTCGGCATGTTTCGGTCATGTCAGGGCCTCCATCTCTTTGGTAAGGGTGCCATCGTCATTGAAGACCTGGAATTCCTGGTCCTCGATGCAGAGGAGCAAGGGCCAGGGATCCCGTGAGTTCAGCGGGCGTTCGTGGAACACCGGCAGGCAGTCATTGTAGATATGGGCGACCAGCAGGTAGTTCCTGCAGAAAATGCCGCCGGTGGCCTTGTTCTGTTCGATTTTGAACCCTGAGGCCAGGGCACTCTCTGCCAGTCGAAGTCGAGGCAAGTAGCCCTCCTGGATATACAGGGTCAGTTTTCCAAGGCACTTCAGAAGGTCGCCCTCATTGAACAGGTCCCTTGGAACCACGTGATGATAGGTCATTGTTCTCTCCCATTATAGAAGCTGGTTACTGTGCCACTACACTGCCAGTCAGAGACTGAGTAGCCTCCAACCTCGAAGCCATTGTTGTCTTCACGGCGGACCAGGTGGGCTTGCACGTGCTGGACGCACTCATGTTGGATGCTTTCGCTCTTTGCCCGGCGACAGGCTTCGTCATAGGTCATGGTTAGTTCCTCTATTGGAGTGCAGGCTAAAGCCCATATGGGTTTAAGGCTGCACTCCGGGGTATCGGAACACCCCGGAGGGCCCTGGGATACCCAGGACAGGTCCTGGGAACTTATGCCAGGGGGTCGGCGTCGACCAGCTCGCGGGACGTGTCCTGCGTGGGCTCAGCCTCCTTGGGCTCGTCGGACGCGTCCGATGTGGACGCCTCGGCCTTGACTGCCTTCTTGCGAGGGCGCACAGGCATCTTGACATTGGGGTCGGAGTTCAACTTGGTGTTGTACCAGCGCAGGCACTTGACCGTGGTATTGGCCTCGGGGAATTCCTCAAGGACATGTTCCAGAACGTAGTCGTAAGGATGCCCGACCGGTTTGCCGTCCACAGTCTCGGCCACCTCGATCAGAAGGGCCTCGGCGACTTCCCGGATGGTGCGATTACCCCGGGCTGCCTTCATGGCTGCAGCGACCTTCTCGATCAGGAGGTCTTTGCGACCCTTCCAGGTGCCGATACTCTCGACGCCCTGGATGGCATCATGGATAACGACCAGTTCTTTGATGGTTTTGTTTTCAAGGGTGGACATGGTATTTCCTTTCAGTTGTGGTTCTGTCGTTGTTGACAGGATTAGAATATCAAGTCATGTGAGACTTGTAAAGTGGAAAACCGCGGGCCTTTCAATGTTTGTTGCAGGTACCCGCGATTTCAGTTAACCCTTCAGTTTTGCCCGGGCGCTGTTGGCCGCTTGGACATCGAAGGGTGCTTCCTCGCCGGGTTCAAATGCCCCGTCGTGGAATTCAATGAGGAGCAGAAGGGTGTTCCGTTCCTGTTGGGTGAGGATCACGAGGTTGGACACGGTCTGCAGGGCACGATTTACCCGGCGGAGGCGCTCAGTCCAGTGCTCCATGTCTTCACCCATCTGGATCGCATCAGTGACGGTCTCCAGTTCCTCCATGAGGATTTCTTTGATCGGATGGGTCATTGGGTCTTTCCTTTCAGATGGGCCTGTACTTCTGCCCAGTTGTCAGTTTCAAGTTCAGGGTCTTCCTCAGTGAGGCGCCCATCGTCGTCCACACGGACCACGATAAAGCGGTGCCCACCAGGGTGCTCGCGATCGTCATCGTTGGGCCAATCGATCCAGATGATGTTCTGGTCGGAGCGCCAAGATGGGCAGATGTCGTTGTGCCAACTACAGTCCTCCAGCCCAGTCAAGTCGGGTAAAGTATCGACTGGGTAACCAGGGAACTGGTTGTGTACAGTGAGGGGTTCCAAGACTGGCATGATTACCCCTCCTGCGTGAGGGGCACTTCGATGCGGGCACAGAAGCCCCCGTCTGCGGTGCCTTTGCCGACCTCACGGGTGATGGCATTCTGACAGCCCGTCTCGGTCTTGTAGACCTTCTGATAGTCGGGTTCACCTGCGATGGTGAGCACAAGGGCAAAGATGATTTCCATGGGTTCTCTCCTGGGTTGATGGAAGTGGGTTAGTAAGGTGCACCCACAGTGGTGCACCCAAGAACCCACCTCAGAGGAGCAGTTCCAATTGGACTGCGTGTTTTCTCACGGGGGCCCGCTTCTCAAGAAGACCCGCCTTCCTCATGTCACGGGCAATACTTGCGACGGACTTGTCAGTGGTCTTGGCATCAGGGAAGTGTTCCCTTGCCTTGTTGGCAATGGCCTTGTATGTCAGTTCCCCTTCGAGAAGGAGGGTCTTCACAACGTGGGTGCAGTTTTTGTAGTTGGACATGGTTTATCTCCGTGGTATGGGTTAGGCGTTCACCCATTTGGGTGTCCACTGTGTTCTAACTTAGTTGGTTTGTGTTCCTGTGTTTGTGGTCTTGATATATTATTTATAGACTGGAACTTGTGCTACGTAAACACACAAAACCATCTTTTCCAATTTATTTTCGTCGATATTCAGTGGGGGTATGTGCCCGGACATACTACATACCGTGCCCCCTGGGCTGTTTTCGCACAACGGTGAGTGGTTTCAAAGCAAAAGTTAGTAGGTTCAAGTTAAAAGTTCCGGTCTCTAATAGCCTTTCCATGCAGTGGGGCTTGTAACCTGAGCGCTCTGATTGCCTATTAGCCCTCCAAAAATATTAGAAAAGTCCGGAAAACGCCAAAACTCTCCCCAGTCTAGCAACCAAAACGACAATGCTGGTATACGCTGGTGCTGTAAGATGGCTATATGGTTAAGAGGTAATCTCAAAGCCATCCCGAGGAGCAGACATGGCAATGCACCGACCTCGCCAACCGCGAGAACTCCAGAAAACCAACCACAATCAGAAGCGATCCAAGGAGATGTTGGAGCGGTGCGTCGCTGAATTGGCAGACTGCGCCAATGTCTCTGAGACCGCCCGTCGTTGTGGCATCACGCCATGGCTGATGTACTATTGGAAGCGTCGCAGCGAGGACGGGTTCCCCGGATACGCCATTGACATGGGAGGGCTCGACGACGATGGAAATCCTTTGGTCGCAGAATTCCATGAGGCTTGGGAAGCCGCACTCGAGATTGGTAATGACTATTTGGAGCAGGAAGCGCAGCGGCGTGCTGTGGATGGATACGAGGAGCCTGTGGTGCACAAGGGCATTCAAGCATTCGTGCGTGATGCCGTTACCGGTGAACTCGAGCTAGATGCCAACGGTAAACCCATTCCTCTGACCATTCGGCGGTACAGTGACCGGATGCTGGAAGTCCTGCTCAAAGCTCGCCGGCCTGAGAAGTTCCGCGAGAACATGAAGATTGAGGCGGAAATCAGTGGTGGCGTTCTGGCCATTCCCCAGAGCGACCAAGCAAACCTCAGCGCTGAGGACTGGGCGCAACGCTTTGCGGACAATGCCGACGGGAAGACGATCGAGGGCACCGCGGTTTATCCATCGGAGATGCCACCCGATGAGGTTGGCGACGACGGACTTGAACGGCGCACTGGTGGCACCTCTGTCAGAGCGATCATGGAACAGAAGCTCCGTGAGAAGGCTGAGGCGCAGGACCCCGAACTGGAGAAGAAGCAGGCCGACCTCATCAAGTGGCAGATGGAAAAGGATCGCCAGCCGGAAGGTCAGCGGCTCATGCAATCGGGTCCGCGGGGCAAGGACTATCAAATCAAGAAGCCCGGGCTCACGCCTGAGGAACTGCAAGCGCTCGAGGAGAGTGACATTGACCCACTCGCCTGATGACCCAAATGCTTCGCAAGACGCGTCCTGCAAACCCGACGGCGTGACGGTGCGTGAAGACCTTAAAGACGGCAAGGTCGTGGCACTCGAAAGCTATCGACCCATTCCGGGCTGCGATGGAGACACGCCGGAAGACTTGATGGCCTATGCTTTGCGCGAGCTGGAACCGTTTCTGGAGCTGGCTCGCGAGGGTAAAATTCGTGCACTGGTCGTTGCGGCAGAGTTGACTGACGAGCGCACCAGCATCACATACCCTGTCGGCCAGTGGGAGCCAGGGTTGATCGCGGCAACTGAATTGGTGCGCATGCGCCTTCTGCAACAGGGGTGACAAATGAAGTATTTCCTGCTCTCTATTATGTACGACGAATGGGAAAAGATCATGGGTTCCGCGTGGATGCAGGCTCACTGCGTTCGCGTGTCAACAGTGGTGGGGTGTCGCTGAATGGGGAACCAAGCCCACGAACAGTTTCTGACCAACACCAGTCGCATCGAATGGCGTAAGACCGACGATGGGCTGAAGGCGTTTGTCATTAAGCAGAACGGACGTTCTGAACCGGTTGTGTGGGCGCCTCAACCCGGAAGCCAGGAGGCTTTTCTCAGTTGCCCTCTCACTGAGGTCTTGTACGAAGGGACACGCGGTCCTGGGAAGACAGACGCTCTCATCATGGACTTCTGCCAGGACGTCGGCAAAGGCTGGGGCGAAGAATGGCGCGGCATCATCTTCCGCAAAAGCTATCCCGACCTGCAGGATATTATCGAGAAGTCCCGCAAATGGATACCGAGGATTTGGCCCAATGCCCGCTACAATGAGACGAAGTCATTTTGGGAATGGCCTTCTGGAGAGAAGCTCTATTTCCGGCAATTCGCCAAGCCCGCTGATTACTGGAAGTACCATGGTCACGCCTACCCGTTCATTGGATGGGAGGAAATTACCACATGGCCTGACGATAAGTGCTTCAAGTCCATGTTCTCCTGCCTTCGATCGACTAAAGTGGGAATGCCTCGAAAGGTCCGAGCAACCACCAACCCTTACGGCGTCGGCCATAACTGGGTCAAAGCTCGTTATCGCCTTCCCGTCGCAAAGGGAAAAATCATCGGGCAAATCATCACCGACGCAAGAGATGATAGCGGAGAGCTTGAAGCGCCCCGGGTTGCAATTCATGGATACCTGGACGAGAACCAAGTCCTCCTCACTGCTGATCCCGACTACAAGCGTAATATCCGCACTGCTGCCCGCAACCCGGCTGAACTGGCAGCGTGGCTCGATGG